GGCTGAGGAAACATTTTTACGTGTTCCTTGTGTCGTTGCGAACGGCCTTGAAGGGCAGGACCGCCACCTGGAATTCTTTTCCAGGCGCGGTAACGTCCGCTATTGCTCTGAGACTGACAATCAGGGATGGGCCCGGAGGGGGTTGGAGGACCTAATGGTCCCGATACCCTCTTTTCCATCTACAGCTGTCAGTCGTAAGTGTGCCAGAGTCTTGGCTGCGATATTCGCAGCCTGGATAGGAGTTTGGCCGGCCAGCCAGTACAAGTGTGTAATGAGCGCTCCGAACAGGACCGCTTTTTACCCGCTTGTTCGGCTGACCTCCTGGATCATGAGGACCATGGCATCTCAACCTGAGCCCTTCATCGCATCGCGACTGAAGGGTTTTGCTAACTGGTTGAGATACCTTGCCGTCCCTGACCGCTCCCTCCAGCTTTGGCCGGAACCTGCGAAGCTTACTCGGATGCCCTTCTGCAATGCAGAAGGTATCCCAGATCCTTCCTTGCTTTTCATCGGCAGCATTTCCCAGAAGGCTACCAAGCTATCCTGCCTACTGCGCTTTGCACGGTTTGCCCGTGCTCTTCCCGCAGGAGGTGATGAGATAGCTATGGTTAACCTTCGCGAGCATCATGATCTCCTTTCCTCTCCGGGAAAGGAGATCCCTGATGGTCTTCCTCGACTGTTTTCGCTGGTGTCAAACACCGTTTGCCGGAAAGAGAGTTTGAAAGAGGTCGGGGTCCCCGGCTTCTCTCTTTCAAACTCCTCCTGCTTAGAGCGAACTCGCGCCGAAGGAGGGGCTGCTGCTTTCCTGAGAGACATGCTCTCGGACAGTCTTGAAGGTGAGATGATTCAGACGGATAACGACCTAGAGGACCCGCAGATGCGTCTCTATCTCGGTTATCCCTCTGATTTCTCTACAGTCAACGTGGCTAGCTACCTTATGTCAGTCCGTACCGCCTTCGGCGATGCGGCTTTCCTTAAGGCAGCCCACGGCATCGATCCGACTCGGATCATCGACCCCCTGACCCTCCGGTATTTGGAGGAGGTCAGGCCAAAGACGATGACTCCCGAGGAGGTCTCTGCCGCCGTGGCCTCAGGTGTTATTGATCCTGAGGATGCTGATGACTATCTCACCGTGGGTGAACACCCTAAAAGGGTCGTGGCCCCCGAGCACCGCGTTATCGCTGTGCCGGACCGCGGCGGTTTTAAGGTGCGAGTCATCACGGCCGGCCCTGCCGCCCTGATGTCCCTTGCCCATTCTGTCCGGAAGGTGTTTTATAGAGAGATCCTGTCTCAGACCCCGACGAAGCATATCTTCGAAACGGATGGTCTGCGAAAGTGGATGTCCGCTCTCCGGCTACCCCTTGGCGGGGAAAAGTTCGGAGATTGGTGCCTGCTTTCATCTGACCTTAAGTCTGCTACAGATCTCTTTCCCTTCTCTCTGACCGAAGCTATAAACGACGGGATTGAGCTTAACCTCACTCCCGAGCAGCGAGTCTCACCGGGGTGGTGCGCATGGAGGTCCCTTTCGGGCCCTCAGACGCTCCGCTACCGTGCTGGCGAGCCCTTTGAAGCAGAGCGTTCATTGGTCTCTCAGTCCGGTAACCTGATGGGGACTGCTCCTTCATGGTTTCTGTTGAACATGTTCAACCTAACCCTGATTCGTCTAGCCTGGTCTTTATGGTCTTGCTCGAAGACTCGCCGGGATCTACCCCGGGAGCTCTTTCGCTGCCATTCGAAGAAGGACCTTCTCAGTGGAAAGCGCTGTGTCTTCTGCCTGAATAGGAAGAAACACGATTGCGATGCTGCCAATTGGCAGGAGGTTCCTGGCTCAGCCAGTGTCTGGCACACTGCGACTAGTGTGGTGCTTCGTTTCGTTGCGTCGGGTAGTGTCAACCCCTTTACGTACCCCAAGGCGGACTCGTTTCCGAAATTCTCGGACACGAACATCCTCATTGGAGACGATTTGGGGTCCCTGTGTCCCTTCGCCGTCGCGGTCCTCTATGAGATCCTCATAGAAGCGTCCAACGGGAAGACTTCACCGGGAAAGCACTATGTTCAACCCTTCAAGCCCGGAGCATATATCCTCATTGCAGAAGAGACGGCCGTTGTCCTGGCCGACCTTTCTGTTGAGTTTATGTACTCCGAGACCTACAGGGGTATCGCAGACATTAGTTCGACCTTTAGCCAGGGAGAGCGCGAGGCTCCGTGGGCCCTCTCCGGACCCACTTTGACCTCTGCCGTTGAGAGCTGCCGCCCGTCACGCCGTCATGCACTGTGCTCCTTCGCACATTTGCAGGCGGGTGACCTTCGGATGCGTCTTGCTACGGCAGGTCTCCCTGTCTACCTCCCCACCTCTGTAGGTGGGTTGGGTTGGCCACACCCCCGCGGGGAGCTGTACGCTTTGGAAAGGGTATCCAGGATATCCATCCTCTTGTACCGCCGCCTTCGGGGTTTTCGGAGCGACCCTGCGAGATTCGCAGTCGAGATCGCTCTGGCCAGATCGACCTGGTATTCCTCGGATATTGCTGAGGATTACGGCGCCGTCTATTCTCTCTTTCGTAACGCTCTTAGCGTTATCCCGGTGAGTCGCGACGCTGAAGGTCGGCTGGCTGTGGCCACACCGGAGCGCCCGATTGGTCTCCAGCCCGGCGAGGGAGTGGGATCCACCCCCCTCGTTGACTGGGTTGACCAAAAGGCTCGCCTCGGTGTCTCCGCGCGGTACATGACCGAGTTTACACGCAATTGCGCGTACGGGTCATACACTGCGGGGAGATTCGTCGGTCGATGTCGTTATGTCTGCACTGATGCACGAATGTCTTCGGAAGGTTCCTGCCGCCACTCTTTGAGTTCAAAGAGTGAGCAGAAGAAGCAGTTCCGGTCGATCGCTTATGCTGCCCGTCGGTATAAGAAGTATCTCCGAGAGATGCTCTTACACGTTCCGAACCCACCACGTGTGTCGCGTTCAGAGCTACTTGCCTTCATAAAGGAGGACGAGGAACTCCTCAGCAGTCTCTACATTATCGAATCTGATACTGTTAGGGAACTGCTTCCGAGTTTCTTTGTCGACCCCTTTGTGAGGCCCCAGGATGATGTGGAAGTCTTCGGACCGCACGGGCTGGCCCTTGCGGCTTAGTCCGTCTTCCCACATTCCTGGTATTTTGAGG